AAGGACAAAGAAGTTCAATTTGCTCAGATTTATGCAAATGGCAAGTCATTAGAGGAGGCTTGTCCGGAAGAATTTAAAAAAGAGTTGGCAGACTCAAATAAAAAATTCTTAGCATGTATCAAAAGCTTTGAGACTTCAAAGATTGATCCGAGAGAGCATTGTATCTTTGATATGATACCTTATAGATTTCTAATGCAGTTTTGTGAAATAAGAGATAAGGTTACAAAACATGTTTTTGAGAACTATGAAAAGCCAAGAAATTATGAGCTTCTCAGTGAATCCTACAAGCTTTTGCATAAAATAAAATATCAGCAGTTAAATTTAAATTCTGATGGCTGTCGCGACCTTCAATTATCTTCAAAAAGCCGAAAAAAGGTCGCAGACCTTATCCAGCGTCGATATGTGTCCTACAACCTGTTTGGAACAGCCACAGGACGCCTCACAACACATCCAAAAAGCTTTCCAATACTGACGGTGCGCAAAGACTTTCGGAGTCTCTTAAAGCCTAATAACGACTGGTTCTTGCAGTTGGATTATAACAGCGCCGATGTAAGAACTTTTATTAATTTGGCTGGTCAACCGCAGCCAGATGGCGATGTGCATGAATGGAATGCAAAAAATCTTTTCAATGGCAAATATACAAGAGAAGAGGCAAAGGTTAAATTTTTTGCTTGGCTGTTTAATCCTGACTCAAATTTGGTCGAGAGCAGAAAATATAATCGTAAAACTGTTCTTGATAAATGGTATCAAAACGGAGAGATATTCAGCCCTTACAAAAGAAAAATAAAGGTGGAAGAAAGAAAAGCTTTAAGCTATTTAGTACAGAGCACGACAAACGATAGGATTTTGGATAGGGCGATAGAAATTGATGCCCTCTTGGAAGGAAGAAAGTCATATATTGCGTTTTTCATTCACGATGAGGTCGCGATAGACTTTGCGCAAGAGGATAAAGATTTACTACCAAAAATAAAAGAAATCTTTGAATATGGCGGATTTAAGTCAAATATCAGTGTTGGTCGCGACTACTTTAATTTAAGAGAACTTTAGAATGAAACTAACAAAAACAAAACTTAAGCAGATCATTAAAGAATCGCTAGAAGACGAATACAAAGAAAAACTTTTAACGATTTTCAAATCTGGCAATCACCAACAAGCAATTGAATTATCAAAGCAAGTTGACATGGAAGATTTTCTCGTTGGTGCCAATCTATATCACGTTGTTCTGTCAGGCGTTAATCTGGATGGCGTTAATCTAAAAGGCGCTGATCTGACCGAAGCTGATCTGACCGAAGCTGATCTGACCGAAGCTGATCTGTCAGACACTATTCTGACCGAAGCTAATCTGTCAGACACTATTCTGACCGAAGCTAATCTGTCAGACACTATTCTGACACGCGCTAATCTGAAAAATATTAAATATGATAAAAGCACAATTTGGCCCGAAGGATTCACACCATGAAACTAACGAAACCAATATTAAAGCAGATCATTAAAGAATCGCTAGAAGACGAAGATATAAAAAAGAAATTAATTAATCTTTTTATAAATCATAGCCATAGAGAGCAAGCGTTTCAACTTGCAGATAGTTTAGGTATTACGAAAAGTTTTCTTGTTGGTGCTGATCTGAAAGGCGTTGATCTGGAAGGCGCTAATCTTACAGGCGCTATTCTTACAGGCGCTAATCTGACAGGCGCTAATCTGGAAGACGCTATTCTTACAGGCGCTAATCTGTATAACGTTGTTCTGGAAGACGCTAAGTTGGCACGCGCTAATCTGGCAGGCACTGATCTGAGATTAGCTAATCTGACAGGCACTGGTCTGAGAGACGCTAATCTGGAAGGCGCTGATCTGTCAGCCGCTGATCTGAGAGGCGCTAAGCTGACACACGCTGATCTGAGAGGCGCTAAGCTGGCACGCGCTAATCTGGCAGGCACTTATCTGGGAGGCACTTATCTGGCCGGCATTAATCTGAGAGGCGCTGATCTGTCAGATGCTGATCTGTCAGGCACTGATCTGGCACGCGCTGATCTGACACGCGCTGATCTGACACGCGCTGATCTGTCAGGTACTCATATGTCAGGCGCTGATCTGTCAGGCGCTAATCTGAAAGGCGCTAATCTGAAAGGCGCTCTTCTGTATAACGTTCGCGATGATGAAGACACAGTTTGGCCCGAAGGATTCACACCATGAAACTAACAAAACCAATATTAAAACAAATCATAAGAGAGTCGTTAGAAGATGAAAATAATGACATGAAAACAAAACTATTTCAACTTTATTTTAATCCCGATTACCGCCAACAAGCGATTGAACTTGCAAACAGCCTAGGTACACCTATCGATTATAACTTTTTTGTTGGTGCTAATCTGTCAGGTGCTGATCTAGTAGGGGGTGCTAATCTGTCAGGTGTTAATCTGTCAGGTGCTAATCTGAAAGGCGCTTATCTGAAAGGCGTTTATCTAGGGGATGCTAATCTGTCAGGTGCTAATCTGTCAGGTGCTAATTTGTATGACGCTGATCTGTATGACACTAATCTGAGAGGTGCTAATCTGAGAGGCGCTGATCTGAGAAACGCTGATCTGTATGGCTCTGGTCTGATGGGCGCTGATCTGAGGGACGCTGATTTGACAAATATTAAATATGACTGGAATACAATATGGCCAAAAGGATTTACACCATGAAACTAACGAAACCAATATTAAAGCAGATCATTAAAGAATCGATAGAAGATGAATACAAAGAAAAACTTTTAATGCTTTTCAAATCCGACAATCACCAATATGCAATTGAACTATCAAAGCAAGTTGGTGTAGATTTTCTTGTTGGCGCTAATCTGGAAGGCGCTAATCTGAGAGACGCCAATCTGAGAGGCGCTAAGCTGGGATTCGCTGATCTGTCAGGCGCTGATCTGTCAGGCGCTAATCTGAGAGACGCTAATCTGAGAGACGCCAATCTGAGAGGCGCTAAGCTGGGATTCGCTGATCTGTCAGGCGCTAATCTGAGACGCGCTGATCTGGAAGACGCTAATCTGACACGCGCTAATCTGGAAGGCGCTGATCTGTACTACGCTGATCTGGATGGCGTTAATCTAAAAGGCGCTAATCTGGAAGGCGCTAATCTGTCGAACGCTTGTCTGGCAGGCGTTCACGATGATGAAGACACAATTTGGCCTGAAGGATACGCACCATGGAGCTAACAAAAACAAAACTTAAGCAGATCATTAAAGAATCGATAGAAGATGAATACAAGCAAAAGATTAAACAATTGATGTATTCTGGTGACGAAGGACATATAGAACAAGCAGCAGCGTTATTAGATGCGTTAATGCCAGAAAACACAACATCTGTTGTAGTATATTTGGTCTATTCTAAGACTGATAGATATGGTGATGATGATGATTTGCTTCATATTCATGGTGCATATAGTTCACTTCAGAAGGCTAAGATGGCTATTTCTGGGATTACACCGTATCAGGAAAGAGATCTATTTGGTTCTATAGGAGTTCTGCCTATTATGATAGATGACTCTTTAAAAAGCCGAAACCCAGGTGGCGAATATGATTTTTTGATTGGCCATGGGGAAGATTGGGATCCTATAAAATGAGACTAACTGAAATAAAAGAGGTATAAATTGATATCAGTTGTTGGTTTAGGTAATGCCGCTTCAAGCATTGCTGAATTATTTAGTTCAACGCCGGAATACAATGTATATCGGCTAGCCTCTAAGATCAAAAGAGGCAAAAATAAAAAAGTATTAAAAGATTTCAGAGATCCAGAAGAATACGAAAAAAATGTTCCAAATCTAAAAAACTTTTTTAAAGACATTGATGACGAAGTACAATTTTTTATTGTTGGCTCATCAATGAGTTCAAATTATGCGCTGGGTGTTATAGAACAGATTAGAAATAAAAACATTAATCTTTTTTATATAAAGCCTGACACAGATTTGCTGGCTGGTATACCAAAACTCGTTGAAAGAGCCGCATTTGGAGTTTTACAAGAATATGCTCGTTCTGGACTTTTTAAGTCGATGACGATTATTTCAAACGAGAACATAGAAAAAATATTAGGAAATGTTCCAATTAAAAATTATTACAAGACTCTGAATAAAACTATATTTTCGACAGTTCATTATATGAATTATTTTGAGTATAACGAGCCAGAACTAGGAGTACAAACAAATCCATCAGAGGTTTGTCGTATTAAGTCACTTGGAGCCTTGGATATGGAGAGCCTAGAAGAAAAATGGTTTTTTGATCTTGACAACTCGCGAGACTTATGCTATTATCTTAATATCAATAGAGGGAGATTGGAGAACGACGGAACACTTCATAAAAAATATGTAAGCATTCTTAAGAAAAAGCCAAGAAATGCTTTTCGAAATATATCATATTCGATATATGAAACTGAATTAGAAAATGACTTTGGGTTCTGCGTTGCCCACACAAACGCAATACAAGAAAACACTTGACATGGTAGAATAAGTGTGATATTATAGATATCAAGGATCGCTTGATATACTTTACCCAACTAACAGGAGAATTAAAATGGGAATTAACATGGAACTGATGCGCAAGAAGCTGGCGCGTCTTCGTAATAACGGAAAGGATGATTCGAGTACCTCTGTCTGGTTTAAGCCGGATGAGGGCGATACCACAATCCGTATTGTGCCGGCACCGGATGAAGATCCTCTAAAGGAGATGTTCTTTCATTATAATGTCGGAAATCATAAGGGGGGAGTGCTGTGCGCAAAGCGTAACTTTGGAGATCGATGCCCGATTTGTGACTTTGCTAGCTCGCTTTGGCGGGATGGAGTCGATAGCAACGATGATGAAACAAAGAATCTCGCAAAGAGCCTTTTTGTCCGCACTCGCTACTTTTCACCGATTATTGTGCGAGGGAAGGAGTCAGAGGGTATTAAGGTCTATGGATATGGAAAGAAAGCATATGAGCAGTTTTTGGGCTATATTCTAGACCCGGATTATGGAGATATCACTGATGCCGACACTGGAACAGATATTAAGTTGACTTACACCAAGCCAAACAAGCCGGGTGCATTCCCACAGACCACTCTCAAAATGAGTCGAAATACTACAAGCCTTAATGAGAATCCGGATGAAGTCCATGCAATTCTGAATACGATGCCGGATTTCACTAAGCTTTGGGAGCGCAAGTCTCCTGAAGAGATTGATGCGATTCTTGATGAACAGATGGGAAGTGATAACAATGCCGGCAAGCAGTCGCGGGAGACTGAGCGTTATGGCAGTACCGGAAATAGTATTGACAAAGCATACGATGAACTTAAGGACGTTCCGTTCTAGTCTTTATACCTGTGCTATCAGGTGAAAAGGTGGTAACCTCTTTAAAAACTTTTTCATAGCGACCCGCTGGCACACCGGTTAAAGTGTGCCCTTCTGTTTTTGTGTGTTTTAGGCTTAATATAGGCATATATTATGGGTTCGAATCCCAGCAAAAACAATTCAATAGATAACACAAGGGGCTACTTGTATGAAACCTTTATTTATGTGGGCCGGCGGTAAGAACAAGATGCTCAAAAAGTATCAAGCGGTTGGTGCATTGCCAGAAAAATATAATCGTTACTTAGAACCATTTATGGGTGGTGGAGCGATGTTTATTTGGGCATATAACAAGAACCCAGAGGCAGAATTCTATATAAATGATCTTAACTCTGGAATCATGTCTATATATGAGGCAATCAAAAATGACATTAAAGATTTCACTTTTTATATGGATGAGATGTCAAATCTTTATTTGCCCTTGCCGAAAGGCGATACAGACAAAGAAATAGAAAAAGATTTAGAAAAAGACTGGAAAAAGCTTTTTGAAGTACGACCATGCCGCAGATATTTTTATTATAGATTGAGAAACTTACATGCCTTCGAATATCAAGGGTGGTGTAAAACGAGAGAAGCTGCTGTTCTTTATTTTCTTATGAAAACGGGCTTCAACGGTATTTGGCAAGAAAATAAAAATACAAATGGCAGGTTCGGTACACCATCCGGACTTCTAAATCATAAAACAAAAGTTTATGATAAAGAAAATGTTATAGAATGGCATAAAGCCCTTCAAAACAGCACATTAATGTCTGGAGATTTTGCAGAAACGCAAGAATACGTTACAGAGGATTCTTATGTCTTTCTAGATCCTCCATATCGAGGTTGTTTTACACAATACGGTGTGGATTTTGATGATAAGATTCAGCAATCAGTAATTGATTATTTAAACCAAGCCACTTCTAAAGGGGCATATGTAACCATGTCAAATCGAGATATCAATGATGGGTTTTTTGAAGGCAGAACGGGAAGCAATAAACTGTTATACTTTGATGTAACATATACCGCTGGCCGTAGAAAGAAAAATGAAGACGGCACTCATAGTGCTAAAAAAGCAAGAGAAATACTAATGATAGGAGTTGAATAAATATGGCAAAGAAAACAAAACAAAAGGTTAAAAACGGCAGAGTATCGATGCAAGACCTTATGGGTCTAGTCAACAAGAAAGCCGGAAGAAATGTAGCACATGATTTAACTGAAGAAAATCCAACTGAAGTAAAACAATGGATTCCAACCGGTTCTCGATGGCTTGATTCTATTATTTGTCGTGGCAAACCGGCTGGTATACCAGTTGGTAAAATATCTGAAATTGCTGGCCTAGAGGCAACTGGCAAGTCATACATGGCTTGTCAAGTCGCTGCTAACGCCCAAAAGATGGGCATGATAGTAATCTATTTTGATTCAGAATCGGCTATTGATCCGTCCTTTCTAGAAAGAGCCGGTTGCGATTTATCACGCTTAATGTATGTTCAAGCATCTTCAGTAGAGTTTGTATTGGAGACTGTAGAAGAACTGCTTAGTGCCAGTAGCGATCAACTATTGTTTATTTGGGATAGTTTGGCTTTAACGCCGGCTATATCTGATATCGAGGGGGATTTTAATCCAACTTCCTCGATGGCAGTAAAAGCAAGAATTCTCGCGAAGGGCATGAGTAAGTTGGTCATACCAATAGCCGACAAGAAAGCTACTTTTCTTGTGCTAAATCAACTTAAAGCCAATATTACAACTGGCCCTATGGCTAGAATTACGGCTATGACGACACCATACGTCACACCCGGCGGCAAAGCGATGCAATATTCTTATTCTCTGAGAATCTGGTTAACTGGTAGAAAAGCAAAATCAGCCTTTGTTGAGGATGATAAAGGATTCCGCATTGGATCAGAAGTTAAGTGTAAGCTTGAAAAGTCTCGATTCGGAACAGCCGGTAGATATTGTAATTTTAGAATTCTATGGGGAACACAGCAAATTGGAATTAGAGATGAAGAAAGCTGGTTTGATGCTATAAAGAAATCTAAATATATGAAGGTCGCTGGTTCATGGTATACTTTAGAGATGCCAAGCGGGTATACAAAGAAATTCCAGCCGTCGCGATGGACTAAGATGATTGAGGAAGATGATGAATTTAAAAAGAATATTATTGAACTCATAGAAATTGAAGTTGTACAGAAATTTGACAAGCGAGAAGAAGAAGCAAATAGCTTTTACGAAAACGAAGAATAAGATCTAAAGATCTTGACATATTCCTCCTGTGCTGATATACTTGATATATCAATCAGGAGGTTTTTGTGTTGAAAGAAAGAAACAGAGTTTATGGCTATGCATGCATCAACATGGGCTTCTCTAACCGTCCGAAGTCAAAGCGGATTACTACGAACCGAACTATGATTCGTAGAACTTTTGACGAAAAAGGCATTATGTATGCCTCAGAACTAGCGCTTCAGAATGTAAAAGATCTTAACACGATCTTGGATTGGAACTTAGAAAATGATATTTTCTTTTACCGTCTTTCGTCTAACATTCTTCCATGGGCTAGTGAATATAAATTGACAGATATGCCATTGTACGGACAGATTAAATATTTTGCGCGCAAGGCTGGAGAATTTGCAGAAAAGTATCATATTCGGCTAACCAGCCATCCGGGTCCATTCAATAAGCTAGCTTCTCCAAAGGAGCGCGTATTTGATTTGACAAGAAAAGACTTGACAGTTCATGGCGAACTATTTGATCTAATCGGTCTTCCCCGTAGCCCTTATGCAAAACTAAATATTCATGTCGGCGCTGCATACAACGACAAACCTTTCGCTCTTGACAATTTTTGTCGCAACTTTGAGCGCTTGCCGGATTCAGTAAAAACAAGGTTAACAGTAGAAAATGACGATAAACAATCACTATACTCGACCAAAGAACTATACGATGGTGTATACAAGCGCATTGGTATTCCTATTGTTTTTGATTATCACCATCATCGGCTTCATCCTGGTGGTTTGACCGAGAAAGAAGCCTTAGAACTTGCCATTTCAACATGGCCAAAAGGAATTACTCCGGTAGTTCATTACGCTGAATCTCGCTGCGAAGAACACAATAACTACAAAATCAAACCACAAGCTCATTCTGACCGCATTATTCACCCATTTGAAGATTACGGTCACAAGATTCACGTGATGATTGAGGCAAAACACAAAGAAGTTGCGCTAATCGAATACAGAAAACTACACGACAAGGACTAAACATGAAAGCAAAAAGAGTTATGATCATTGATGCGCTAAATGCATATTTGCGCGCTTATATTGTAAATCCTTCCCTATCTTTGGGGGGTGTACCAATTGGTGGTATTAAAGGTTTTTTCAAGATCTTACAAAAACTTGTAAGAGAAATAAATCCGGATGAAATATTAATTATTTGGGATGGCCCTAATGGCTCTTCTAAAAGAAAAGCAATTGACAAGAATTATAAGGCAGGAAGAAAGCCACTACGATTGAATAGAGCATATGCTAATTTAACAGCAGAAGAATGCTCAGAAAATAAAAAGTGGCAACAGATGAGAACTATGGAATATTTTAATCAAATGCCCATAATTCAGACTTATGTACCAAATATCGAAGCTGACGATGTTATTGCATATGTTACGAGTATGTCTTATTATGAAGGTTGGCAAAAAATAATTGTCTCCAATGACAAAGATTTTATGCAGTTGTGTGATAATGAGACAGTCTTAATGCGACCGGTCAAGAAAGAAGTCATGACTAGAAAGACAATTGTAGAGGGAATCGGAATTCACCCTACTAATATGGCTCTTGCTAGAGCTATAGTGGGAGATTCTAGCGACAATCTACCCGGCATTCGAGGAGCCGGCTTGGCGACTGTCGCAAAAAGATTTAAGTTTCTGTCTGAACCAAAAACCTATACAATTCAACATGTTATAGAACATTGTAAAAACAGTGAGGAAAATATTAAAGTATTTGACAAGATCATAGAAGGAAAGGGCTTGATCGAACATAATTACAACATGATGCAATTGTATGTTCCTAAAATGTCATTTCAGTCCAAAATGCAGGTAAAAGAAATGATTGAAAATTTTAAGGGAGGTTTTAATAAAACTGAGATTCTTAAGATGATGATCGAAGATGGCTTCGGGGAACTGAAGTGGGAAGATCTTAAAGTCGGGCTAAACCGGGTTGAAAGATCTCTTTCAGAAAAATAGCTTGACATTTTTAGTCATCAGTGGTATTCTTAAGAAGAATAGAAAGGAGAATAGATGAGCAGAACTGATAGAGTTGGTTTTGGTAAATATGGTAAATCCTTCCAAGAAGGATTGATACAATTAATATATTCTGATCGTCCATTTGCGGATCAGATTACAGAAGTGTTGGATATTAATTTTTTGGAGTTGGAGTATCTTAAGGTTTTTGTAAGCCGAATTATCGAATATCGAGTAAAATACAATCTTCATCCCTCTTCGGAAGCAATAACTAGTATATTAAATACAGATTTGGAAAAAGAAAGCGATGTGATTAAGCACCAAGTAAGAGATTATTTCAGAAAAATTCAATACAATGAGCTTTCAGATATCGAATATATTAAAGAGCAAAGTTTAGATTTTTGCAAAAAGCAGAATCTTAAGAAAGCTATGATGAGATCTGTAGCGCTTCTCCAAACTAGTTCTTTTGACGAAATCAGCAAAACCATTAATGATGCACTTAAGCTGGGCTCAGATAATAATTTTGGCTATGACTATCTGGCCGATTTTGAGGAAAGATTCAAGCCCAAACATAGAATGCCTGTATCAACCGGTTGGAGCGAGATTGACAGTATAACAGGCGGCGGATTAGGTAAAAGCGAGTTGGGTGTTGTTATTGCTCCAACAGGTGCCGGTAAATCCATGGTCTTAGTACATCTTGGTGTAGAAGCTCTCCGCGCTGGCAAAAATGTAATACACTATACTTTAGAATTACAAGATACTGTTGTTGCGAATCGTTATGATTCCTGCTTGACCGGATATCCTCTTACTGATATTAAAGATTTCAAAGAAGAAGTCTTAGAAGAGGTAAAAAAGATTGAAGGTAAGCTGATAGTTAAAGAGTATCCTACAAAGTCAGCTTCTACCAACACTATCAAGTCTCACCTCGCGAGATTAAAAAAGAGAGGCATTAAGCCAGGAATGATTATAATCGATTATGGTGATCTTTTACGCCCTGTTGTGGTAAGAAAAGAGAAGCGTAATGAGTTAGAGTCTATTTATGAAGAGATGCGCGGCATCTCAACTGAGTTTAGCTGTCCGGTTTGGACAGCATCTCAAACTAACAGATCGGGGTTAAACGCAGAGGTAATTACAATGGAGTCGATTAGTGAAGCTTTTAGCAAGTGCTTTGTGGCTGATCTTATCTTTTCTGTATCCCGCACAATCGAAGATAAACAAGCCAACACCGGTCGAGTTTTTGTTGCTAAAAATAGAAATGGCCCCGATGGTATGGTTTATCCAATTTTTATGGATACCAGCAATGTCTCTATTAAGTTTGCACCTAATATGACGAATGGAGTTACCAATGGAAATAACACATCTAGTCGCCCACTAAACCCGGTCGCGCTAACACCACAAATGCAGAGAGATCTCCTGCAACAAAAATATTCAAGTTTAAGAAAACCAGGGAGTAGAAAAAAATGAAGCCAAATATTAGAAAGTTTAGATTATCAGAGCAGTTCATTATGCCGTATATGGACAAACAGGTACCATGGGGTCCAGTCGGATATGTGACCTTTAAGAGAACCTATGCTAGAAGGTTGAATGAATTCACACCAGACGCTGAAGGTACGGAAGAATGGCATCAAACATGCCGGCGCGTTATCGAAGGCATGTTTGATATGCAGAAACAGCACGTATATTATTTGGGTCTAGAATGGAATGATTCGAAGGCTCAAGCAACAGCCAAAGATGCATATGACCGTCTTTTTAATTTAAAGTGGACCCCTCCGGGTCGCGGATTATGGATGATGGGTACAAAATTTGTCGAAGAACGAACTGCTGCTGGCCTCTTCAATTGTGCATTTCGCTCAACAAAAGAAATTTCTACAAAAGGTGGTTATCTTTTTTCTTGGATGATGGACGCTTTGATGCTGGGGATCGGTGTCGGTTTTGATACTTTGGGTGCCGGCACTCTTACTATCGTAAAACCAAAATATACAAATGACGTACACATAATTGATGACAGCCGAGAAGGGTGGGTTAATTCTGTTCATATTCTATTAAACGGTTTTCTTTTAGGAGGCAAGATCCCTCATTTTGATTATTCTTCAATTCGCCCAGAAGGCGCTTTGATTAAGGGTTTTGGTGGTACTAGTAGTGGTGCTGGACCGCTAAAAGAACTACATGATTCTCTTAAAAGCCTTTATTCACCAATGATCGGAGAGTTGATCGACTCAATAACAATTGTCGATACAGAAAACCTAATAGGTCGTTGTGTTGTCGCTGGAAATGTGCGTAGATCTGCTGCTTTAGCTATGGGTTCATATGATGATCGTCAATACCTTGAAATGAAGAATGACCAAGAAGCTCTATATCATCACAGATGGGGCTCTAATAACTCTTTTCATGCGATTGTAGGAATGGATTACACATGGCATGCCGATCAGAGCAAAAAGAACGGAGAACCGGGCTATATCTGGCTTGATAACGCTAGAACTAGAGGCCGGTTCAAAGATGGAGTCCGTCTAGACGATATTAATGTTGCGGGTTTTAATCCGTGTGTGGAGCAACAGCTTGAAGATGCTGAATTGTGCTGCTTAGTTGAGACTTTTCCAGCAAAGCATGATTCTTATGAGGATTATCTTAAGACTCTTAAAATCGCATATCTTTATGGCAAAACTATTACTTTGTCAAATACTCATTGGCCAGAGACAAATGCTAAAATGCTAAAGAATCGTCGTATTGGTCTATCCCAATCAGGAGTTGTCCAGGCATTTTCGAAATTTGGAAGACGAGAGCTATACAATTGGTGTGATAACGCATATGAAGCTGTGAAAGTTCTAGATGAGGAGTTCTCCAATTGGTTGTGTATTCCTAAATCAATTCGAATGACTAGTATTAAGCCATCTGGAACTGTTTCACTATTAAATGGCTCCACGCCAGGAATTCACTTTCCGGAGGATGAATATTATATTCGTAGAATTCGTTTTTCAAAAGACTCTGACCTTTTACCAACTTTAGAAGAAGCCGGATATCCTATTGAGGATGATGCTTATTCTCCAAATACTAGCGTTGTGTCTTTTCCTGTCAAGGAATCTCACTATTATAAAGGCAAAAAAGATATTACAATGTGGGAACAGCTTGAGATTGCAGCGCAATATCAACATTTCTGGGCGGATAACTCTGTATCGATAACAGTAACTTTTCAGTCTCATGAAGAAAATCAAATTAAAAATGCGCTAGAAATGTATGAAACGCGCCTTAAAGCAGTTTCTTTTTTGCGTTTAAGTGAGACTGGATATAAGCAGGCTCCTTATGAAGCAATTACAGAAGAAAAGTTTATTGAGATGAGTAATAAAATAATCCCTGTGCAGAGATTTGAAACAAATCAACAGGGAGCCGGTACAAAATTTTGTGATGGTGAATCGTGTACAATTTAATAAGAGGTGAAAAGTGAAATTTGTTCCAGTTAATAGACATATACAAATTGAAATTATTGAGAAAGAAGATAATGATGGTACTGTCATTTTAATGCCGCAGGGATATCAAAAAACAGAAGAAACTTACCAAATGGTTAATGTTTTGAGTGTTTCTGATACGGTAAGAATTATGGTGGTCCCTGGAGATAAAATATTTATTGACAGAAAGATGATCGAGGAAATAAAAACTGAAGAATTTGGGACGATTAGTTTGATTCTCGATAATTATGTTGTGGGGATAATACCCAAAGGAAGTTAAACAAAATGAATAAAGATTTTTATAATAAATCATCAGCAACTCAGCTAGGCTGGGATCCAACTTGGTTTGGTGAGAAGTATTATGATGATAAGCTTGTAAGAGCCATCAAAAAGTTTCAAAAGCAATATGATTTGACAGCAGATGGACTATGTGGTCCTTCCACATTCCGTCGTATTTGGACTGAGCGCCAAGCGGATATTGATGATTTTAGGCCGGTCAATAGAAAGTATTCCAATTATCTTGTTTATAATAGTAATTTTATTCCTATCGAATGGGATAAAGTTGTATTATGGTCAGAAGAAGGTGGACTTTCAGCAAAGCCAGGAAATTATTATGATTATACTGGTCGTGCCAAGCGCAATATCAGACTTTTTGTAAATCATTGGGACGTTTGCTTAGACAGCACTCGCTGTAATGATGTTTTAAATAAGCGCGGAATTAGTGTACATTTTCTGATTGACAATGATGGTACTATCTTCCAGACTTTGGACATGCAGCATGGCGCATGGCACGGCTCTAGCGGGCGCGTCAATAGGGCTTCAGTCGGCGTAGAAATATCTAATGCCTACTACCCCAAGTATCAAAACTGGTACGAAAAAAGAGGCTTTGGTGAGCGCCCAACAATGAATGGTGTTGTAGTTCATGGACAAAAGCTACCTGAGTTTTTAGGTTTTTATGATGTTCAAATTCAAGCCGCCCAAGCGCTCTGGAAAGCTATTGAGTCTACTACAGCAGTTGAATATAAAACACCATTGGATAATAACGGAAATACTTCTACAAAATACGAGCAAGACGTAGTTTATGGAAAATTTGCTGGTATCGTCAGTCATTATCACTGCTCTAAAAAGAAAATTGATTGTGGTGGAATGGATATTAAAGCGCTTATAGAAGAAATCAAATAAAAAACTTGACATGCCTCCTGACCTGTGATATATTTCATATGGATAGGAGGCATGTTTATGATTACTGATATTGTTGTTGGGTTGTCTTACGGCGACGAAGGAAAAGGAAAGGTGACTCACCACCTCCTGAAGAGTGGGGAATATACACATTGTATTAGATTTAATGGCGGCTGCAACGCCGGTCACACCATTTATCATAATGGTAGAAAGTTTGTGACACACCACATTCCGGCTGGCGTGTTTTTTGGAGTTAAGTCAATTATTGGCAGTGGCTGTGTTGTAAATCTTCAGCAGTTTCATAAAGAAATAAAAATGCTTGAAGATGGTGGAATTAGCACAGAGGGCTTAATTTTTATTGCAAAAAATGCCCATATTATCACCAATGATCATTTATATGAAGATGGCGAGGATACTGAGATTGGGACGACAAAGCAGGGGAATGGTCCGGCATATCGCGACAAATATGATCGAAATGGCATTAGAGCCGGCGATCACCGTGATTTGATCAATAGCAACTATTTGGTTGACCTGTATGACGAGCTACATGGCAGAGATGCGCCTACGGTGCTCTGTGAGGGCGCTCAAGGCTTCGGATTAGATATTGATTGGGGCGACTACCCCTTTGTGACTTCGAGCCACTGTACGTCCGCTGGGGCGCTTCTAAATGGCATTCCACCGCAGTCCATCCGGCGCATTTACGGAGTCGCTAAAGCATATGATACATATGTGGGTTCTAAGAGATTTCATGGTCATGAAAATATTTTTAATGATATCCAAGGAATCGGAAAGGAATTTGGCGCTACAACTGGCAGACGCCGACAGTGTAACTGGCTGGATATCAAGAATCTACAGAGAGCCGTTGATATCAATGGAGTCACCGATTTAATTATCAATAAGGTTGATATTCTCAGAGAGGTCGATGTGTGGGGGATCAGAAGAGATGCAGCTACACTAAAGTTTGATACTGAGCAGAGATGGAAGTCATATATTGAGAACAATTTTGATATAGAAAACATGAATCTAATATTTTCAGAATCACCAGAGAGGATTTAATGAGGAATTATAATAAAAGAATAGAGCTTTATGGAGATAATTATGGAAGGGTTGATTATGTACAGCATGTCGGTAATGATCTCACTGTTGTTAATTCTGCTCGCGTATCATTTGGGAAAGAGAAGGCCGTTTTAGATGAAAAAGATGAGAGACTTATCAGGTACCTTATTAAGCACAGGCACACTTCCACTTTGGAACATTGTTCTATTACATTCCGTTTTGTTGTACCTTTGTATGTGCGTTCTCAGCATCACCGCCACAGAACTTGGTCTTATAATGAAATTTCTAGAAGATACACCGATATAAATATTCAGTTCTACGAGCCTCAAGAGTTCAGAACGCAACACAAGTCAAACCGACAGGCAAGCAATGCCGAAGAGTTGATCAATCCTCACATTGAAGAAGAAAAACATAGAGGGGATAGAGACTATATACCTGCTAAAGCATCTACTTTAGTAGCGGCGCATAATACTCAAAGTTTAATCCTTTTCGATAAACTTATCGAAGCAGGCGTTTGCCGAGAACAGGCAAGAGGGGTTCTGCCACAGAACCTCTACACTGAATACTACGGCACAGTCAATCTGTCTAACCTCTTGAAGTTCATTGACCTTCGCACACACGAAGGGGCGCAATGGGAAATACAAAAGGTTGCTGAAGCTTGCTTGGAGATTGCAACCGATCTGTTCCCTGTAACAGTAGGTGCTTATCGTAGGATTAGGAGCGAGCAGTGATTCTGAAAACTTGCTCGAAATGTAAAGAGCGAAAGCCACATTCTGAGTTTACTAAGAATAAAAGCAGGAAAGACGGGCTTTGTTACTGTTGTAAAAAGTGTAGGAATCAATCTTACAAAGAAAATATTGAAAAGGAAAGGCAACGCCAAAAGCGATATTATAAAGAAAACGCCGAAAAGATCAGGCAACGAAACAAGCGATACCACAAAAATCTACCAGCAGCAGTTTATAAAATCGAGAATACTAAAACCGGACAGGTGTATATCGGACAATCAACGGGGTATAAGTCCCGCTGGAATGGTCACAAGTCCAAACTCCACCGCAACAAGCACAAAAACCCCAAACTCCAAGAAGACTACGACAAATACGGACTAGACGTTTTCGAGTTTAAGATAATTAAGGAGTTTCCTTCCGATACAGCATCTGATATTCTTTTGAAGGAGGAGATAAAAATGATTACTGAGTATGACCAGCGTGGCGAGAATCTTTATAATATAAGGGAGGAGAACGAAGAATGATTGATCTTGGTAAACTTCTCGCGCTTGATAAGCCGGAAACTAAACGTAGAATGCTTGACTATCTTTTTGATAAAGTTGATAAACAACTGTATACAGAAAATTGGGATCCTATTCACGCATTTCTAAAAGAGATAGATCTAGATAAGATCTCGATCCAACTCGGAGTAGGAATCTTATCAATCACAGAACCACTCGGTAGATGTGATAGTCGTATTCATTTCTCTTCAGAATTTAGAAAAAAGATCACAAAAACAGAATCAAGTAAACGAGTGGAGCGACTTTTATCTGGTCTAGAAGAAAAGGATAGCGAAGAATGAAACTACTTCGTAAGATTTTGATTCGTTCGGGAATCTGGGGCTACTTCTACCCTCCTCACAATTTTATGGGTATAAAGGTTCATAGAGACTGGTCTTGGAAAAAGCGCCTAACAATAGAAGAAATTGTGTCAGTGCAGCCTATGGCTGCTGAAACAAATCTTGTATTTGAATACACTTATAAGGAGAACGAAGAATGAATAAAGATTTACAACAAGATATAGGGATTGCTGCCGTCGCTTTTACGGAGAACCATAAGAGATATATCGCGGCTGGTGATCACAATTTCTTTGAGTATTGGCTTGGTACCGAAACAGAACTATTAGCAACTTTCCAAGATGTGTTTGTGAAACACAAAAATAAGCACACCTTTAAAGAAATGATATTCTTTTCTTTCCTGATCGGCATGACGGTCAAAGGTATAATGGAAGATTTACATAGGTTCGATAAGGAGAACGAAGAATGAGTGCGCCTAGACTTACTTTAGAAATCAAGCTATACGGAACAAATTGTAGATTCTCTCGAAAGCTAAAAGCAAGATTAGGCAATCATAAAGAACTTCAGGAAGAGATTCAGATAATGGTTAATAATGGGGAGTTTGAAAGGTTTTCTGAGCATCTTGTGAAAAATAATGGCGGACTAGAAAAGATCAGACAAGAATGGAATGATTATCATTTTAAGCTTATGGAGAACGAAGAATGAAAGAAGTTTGTATACATGGGATTGATTTAGATATTGTCTGTAATGAATGTTCGCCGCCTTTTGTGTTACCTGATTATAATCCACTTTCTATTGACGAAGACTATTACATTACACCGAGTGCGGGGAAACCTCATGAATACACCTTAGAAGAATATGAAAGAGATATTGCTTACCTCAGAAAGATTATCTTTGAATCACTTGGAATACCAAAAGATTATCTTAAGGAGAACGAAGAATGAGTGAAAGACTAAACAGATGTCCAAAATGTGGAGCTTTCCAGTATTCTGATAATATTGTTAAAGCACACAATCCTGATACCACAGATATGAATATGCAAGCCACATTGCGCTGTAACAAGTGCAACCACGAGTGGGAAGGCTTTGTAACATCTCCTCATCACAAAGAGGGACGTGAACAAGGCTGGTATAGATAACCAATGGAGAACGAAGAATGAAAATGCCACCGAGAATGCCTAGGCTTAACGAAGAGCAGAAAGCCTATCAGCATGCAAAAGATTGGTGGTATGTCTTTACTGGCATCTTCATCGGAGCAATCCCAGCTTTCATCTTGGGGTTTGAGTTAGCAAGATAAGGAGAACGAAGAATGAGTTATTTTTTATAAAATGTGTTCTTCTACAATAGATTCGATAATTATTTCAACGTCCCAAAGAATAACTGAGTGGAACCATTCCCCTCTTTTTTCGTAAGAAGTATTTAACTTTCTATGACACTCTTTTTCAATTTTAAAAACTTTACTTTTTGGCACAGAAAAAGCTTTAAGAACTTCTAGATTCTTTGGGTGTCCGGTTTGCAAAGATTTTACTCTTTTTTTAGGGTTATCGCTCTTTCCTACCTTGACATTATTCTCGCCATCATGTATAATATATATATAAGATTCCATTAGTATATAATACCATAAAATGCAGTCTTTTTTAAGAAAGGAGAACGAAGAATGAAGAAGCTTATAGCAGAATATGAATTTGTCAAAAGCAAAGACTATAAAGAAAATATATGGAATATTAGAGCAACCCTATTCGAACATGTTGTTACAACTAAAAGTTCGATGAAGAGGGCGGAAAACGAAGTAATTCATTTTTCAATTGATAAAATTACAGAAAATACTATTACTGTTGTTTCTGAAAAATCGTAATAAGGAGAACGAAGAATGAAAGTCGGTGACATAGTAACGGTTGTAAATTATAAGACTTTGTATGAATATCAAGGAAAACTTCTAGCGCGTTGGGATGGAGGAAAAAGGGCAGAAGATTACAGAGGCAAAACAGGTGTTGTCTTTGAATATGAAAACTTACCAGAGCTTGACCCTGATATTGTAGAGATAGACTTGCCAGAATGGATTTATGTAAAATTTGATGATGGCTTTATAGGGAACTATACTTTAGAACATTTGATAAAGGAGAACGAAGAATGACACCAGACATTAATCAGTATCTTGCTGAGGCTGCAAAAGAGATCGCAGACGGAAAGATTGCAGGCCGTGAAAAATACTTCTTTGGAGAAGATAATATTTCATTTTACAAAGGGGATTATTATTTTAAATATCGTTTAAAAAGTGATAGCTCGTACTGGCTAGAAGAGGAGGTCATTACAGTCTCCTTGAAAGAAGTGCTGAAAACGATTATGGAGAACGAAGAATGAATAATGACTGGATAGATGATAAATGGAATAATATTTTTTCCTCTATGGCGCTTAGAACGTCTTTAACAGAAGCTTTAGATTGGGAACACGAAGTCTCTGATTCTTTATTTGAGTGTTGGTCAGAGAATTTGTTACAATTTCCAATGATGGAAAAGACAATGGCTATTACACTTATGGCTAGTTATTTACCAGAGGGGTATGACTATCTTAGTGAAAAGCTAGTTAACTGGCTACAAATGAATTACAGAATCGGAGAGGACGAGCAAGATCTCGCAATTCATTAAAAAACTTGACAAGAGAAGAAAATCTTGATATGATCCATCATAGAGAAATAATTGTTGGAAGCTCTTTGCCGGCTCTTATTCATGCTTTTAATAAAAATATACCAGTTTTTTATTCTGATTATGATAGACCCTTTGATCTTGACTTTCTAGATCCAAATCTAGATTTAAAATTTCTTGGCATTGATAATATATCAAAAACTTTAAAAGGCGTGGAATCCGAAATCACAGTAGGAATTAAAAAAACCATATTATGGGAAAGATTATTATTTCTTTTATCTCTTGAAGGTAAAGCACCATTATCTGGTTTGTGTAATACAATAAGATACAATGGTAAAACATTAGTGTTTACCGATGAATATTCAAAGATAGGAGAAATAACATTTGACAAGTGTTACTATTATGGCGACAACAACTGCCGCAATCTTGTAAGAACCCAGAAAGAGCCAACAAAATATTTATGTCGTGACTGGATAGCTTTTAATTGTGGAGGAAAACACCAATATGACTACATTGAAACAAACGACGATTTCGTCAATAAAATACTTTTCTACATTTCCACCAGACGCAGGGGCAATTATAATATTAAAGATGCTTGCTCTATATCACTATTGACTGAAGACCAAATAAATGATTTTGACTATTCAGAAACAATGGCGAGATTTAAAACGGTTCATGAAATGAAAAGTAGAGGTATGAGAAGCCGAGTCGCAAACCGCGATTCAAACGGAAAACCTCTTTCTTACAGAAGTTTCAAAACATCATATATGAATCGTGAAATAAAACCAATGGACGCGACGTATATATCATCGGATAGCAAAATCATAGTTGTCGATGAATATATAAAAGAGGACCAGATATCAAAACAAAATAAATTTGTAGAAACAGTTGGGAGATTATTTTGATCAGTACACACTTAGCCGGGATTATACCAGTAGCTAACTTAAAGACTGACCACGACATACCAACCCCGCCTTATTTATTGCCGGTCGCACCCGGCTTTACGTGCATTCAGAGAGCAGTTCATGAGTGTGCTTTAGCTGGTTGCAATAGTATATGGATCGTCGCTAATCAAGATATGGCACCAATTGTTCGCAAAGTAATAGGAGAATGGACATATGATCCAGTGCATTATAATAACCGATTAGCTGCTAAAGGTAATGCCGTTTCTCATTATAGAAAAGAAATACCAATTTACTATACTGGAATCAGAGATAAAGACCGAGACAGGAGAGATTCATATGGTTGGTCGGTTCTACACGGTATACACTCAGTATGGTGGGTAACATTCAAAATTTCTAAATGGACAATACCAGAAAAATATTTTGTCTCATTTCCCATGGGTGTCTATGATTACAAGACAATAAGAAAAAATAGACGATTGATATCCAGTAGAGATAAAAATTTCTTTTCTACGTTCAACGGGCAGACTGTAAAAAATAATTTACCGTTATCCTTTACAATGAGAAAAGATGATTTTATTTTTTGCAGAAGAAATGTAAACAAATTGACAACCAAAGAATATTTGCCACCACTTGAAGGCGAAAAATATCCCAGCAAAAAAAGGCCACTTGCTGATCGATGGTCAGCGAGATGGTTTAATTTTGATACAGTTTTTGACAAAACAGAAGAAGAAAATTCCCTAAAAAAAGAATTAGACTGGTTTTATGATATCAGTAGTTGGGATGGGTATCGTGAATATCTAGGTTCCGAGCACACAGTCGATGTGCCAATAAAACAGTTGACAAAGACGCACCTACATGGTAGAATATTTAAGTAATAGGAGATCTTAATGGGAAAAAGTAATATCAAATTCGTTGGACTTCATGCACATTCTGTTGCCGGTTCGATTTTCGATGCTATCGGATATCCACAAGAGCACATGGATTTTGCGTATGAGAATGGCAGTGATGCACTGGCTTTGACCGATCATGGTAATATGAACGGTCTTGCATATCAGGTTCTGCATGCAAAGAAAATGCAGGCTGAAGGCAAGGACTTTAAGCCTATCTATGGTTGTGAGGCTTATTTTATCCCATCCGTTAAGGAATGGCGAGAGGAGTATGATAAGTCGCTAAAGAACAAGAAAGAAGCCAGGAGAATTAAGAAAGAGGAGCAGTCTGGAGCGACCGTCGAAGACGAAGGCGCAACTAAAAACTCACAAAACGTTTTACGTCGCCGCCGACATTTGGTCCTATTAGTGCAGAACCAAACAGGACTGAATAATCTTTTCAAGCTTATTTCGGAGTCCTATCGTGACGAAAACTATTATCGTTACCCGCGAATCGACTATGATCTGCTTTCAAAGTACAATGAGGGTATTATCGCCGCATCTGCTTGCCTAGGCGGTATTTATGCCGGTAATTATTGGGAGAATCGCGAAGAAGGGCCAGAGGCCGTGATGAACGCAATGCGTGAAACTACGCGCCGCATGCAGTCTATCTTCGGTGATCGCTGGTATGGAGAGCTACAGTGGAATAATGTACCAGAACAACATGAACTAAATCAGTATATTATTAAAGTCTCTAAAGAATTCAATATGAAGCTGATTTCTACGGCTGATTCTCATTATCCAAGTCCGGACGTTTGGAAAGACCGCGAGCTTTATAAGCGTCTTGGCTGGCTTGGTAAGAGCACTCCATCATGGGGCACAGCAGAACTTCCAGAGGGGGTTGAAGAAATTGGCTATGAACTATATCCTAAGAACGGCGATCAAATGTGGGCGTCGTACAAAGAATATTCTAAAGAGCAGAACTACGACGACAGGCTTATCAAGTCGTCTTTGGAGGAAACGTGGAATATTGCTCACAACAGAATTGAAAAGTTCTTCCCTGACAACACCGTTCGCCTTCCTTCTTTTGTCGTACCTGCTGGGTCAACTGCTGATCAGGCACTTGCTAAGTTGGCACTCGACGGATTGTGCGAAGTCATGGGTTGGCCAGCGCAACTGAGAATGACAATCAGCCCTAAGCACCGGGAATATATTAATCGACTTAAACACGAACTTGATGTAATCTCAGATAGAGGATTCAGCAAATATTTCCTAACAATGAAATCAATCTGTGATATCGCGAACAATTCAATGTTAACAGGTACTGGTCGAGGTTCCGCTGCCGGCTCTCTGGTAGCATATGCTTTGCGGATTACACAGGTTGACCCTATTAAATATGGACTTCTATTCTCTCGTTTCTTACGTTCCGATGCTACCGACTATCCGGATATCGATTATGATGTATCTGATAGTATGCTTTTAAAGGAGAAGTTGGTGGATCTTTGGGGCGAAGATACTGTAGCTCCAATCTCGAACTGGAACACGCTTCAGTTGCGGTCACTAATCAAGGATATATCTAAGTTTTACGGTGTTCCTTTCATCGAAGCTAACCGGGTAACCGATGCGATGCTGAAGGAAGCAATACCATTGGCAAAAAAGAAGCACGGAATCAAAGCTGGGATCTATGCGCCTACTTGGCAAGAGGTTATGGAATTTTCTGATACCCTTCAGAAGTATCTATTAAAATACCCAGAGGTCAAAAAGCACGTTGAAGGCTTGGTTGGATCAGTAAAATCTTGTTCTCGACATGCCGGTGGAGTTGTTATTGGTGAAAATCTAGATAAAAGCATGCCTTTGATTAACTCTAAGGGGGTACGCCAAACTCCATGGTCCGAAGGTCAGAATGTACGTCATCTTGAACCGATGGGGTTTATTAAATATGATCTTCTTGGTCTTGCTACCCTTAAGATGATGGAGGGCGCTATTGAACATATCCTTCGAAGGCACCATAATATTGAAGATCCATCCTTTGGTGATATTAAGAATTTTTATGATCAGCGTCTTCATCCGGATATTATTGATTTTGAGGATCAAAAGGTTTATGATAATGTCTTCGTAAAGGGTAACTGGTCCGGAACATTTCAATTTACAGAAGAAGGCGCACAAAAGTTCTGTGTGCGAGTCAAGCCAAAAGAAATAATCGGCACTGCTGCCATCACTTCAATCTACCGTCCTGGCCCCTTGGCTGCTGGTGTTCATGAAGATTATATCGACGCCATGGCCAATCCTCATAAAATTAAGTATCTTAATGATGATCATCGTGAGATTACCCAGGAAACTTATGGGTTCCTTATCTTTCAAGAGCAAATTGCTCTATTGGCACACAAGCTTGGCGGATTAACGCTGGATGAAGGTAACCTTCTTCGTAAGATTCTAACAAAGAAAGGTACTGGAAAGGACGATAAGCGCTATAAGCTGAGAATAAAATTTGTTAAAGGCTGCGAGAGCAACGGAATATCCACAAATGATGCTAACGCTATGTGGAGTAAATTTGCTTACTTCTCTGGGTACGGTTTTAATAAATCACACGCTGTCGCTTATAGTATGATTTCCTATCAGTGTGCTTGGCTCTGGACATATTATCCGGCAGAGTGGATGGCTGCATTCTTGGATAAAGAGCCAGAGAAGCGTAAAGAGAAGACAATTAATATTGCTAAAAATTATGGTTTTAACATCGCTACAGTTAATATCAACACATCCGGTAGAGTATGGGAAATTTCACCAGACGGAAAGACTCTAATTCAGCCTCTATCCTCGATTAAGGGCGTCGGTGATGCGGCTATAGCACAAGTATTAGCACATCGCCCATTCACTGATGCTGAAGATTTGCTTTTCAGAGAAGAAGTTATTTATGGGAAATTAAATAAAAAGGCTCTTGATGCTTTATGTCGCGCTGGCGCTTTAGACGAACTAGTTGACGAAAACTTCACCGGTCGCAAGCATTTTTGGTCAGCATGCATTGTAGACCGTCCTAAGAATAAAAAGAAACTAAAAAATAATATTGAGGCTTATGCAGAAGAAGGCGACTTCTCGGATGATGAAATAATCCAGTTTAAAGCAGACCTTACTGGCATGTTTCCATTAAACATGGTCATTTCGAATCATTCAATTGCGCAGCTATTACAACGAGGAGTTCCGCCAATATCAGAGTTTGATCCGGATCTCCGCGTGTGCTGGTTCATTCCGAGAAAGATTGTAGTAAAGAAAACGAAGAAAGGAAAAACATATTGGCTCGTTGAAGTGGTGGACTCAAATAATGAAAATACAAGAATTCGCTGCTGGGGAATCAAGCCGGATAAGGATCACATTCACATAAATCGTCCATATATGGCTGCGCTAGAATACAATGGAGATTGGGGCTTTTCAACCAGATGCGTTGGAAAATCTTTTAGAATGATTGGATAAAAAACTTGACAGCAGAGAAATTCTTTGCTATACTAAAGAAGAACTAAAAAGAGGGAGTTCAAAAATGGTTAACAACGAACAGACGAAGCGTGCTTACGCAAAGCAGTACATCAATTCGCTTCAGTCAATTGAAGAAGAGATGGAGGTATATAAGGAGCAGAAGAGAGAGCTTCGCGATGAGTACCGGGAGTCGGGCTGGCTTACAACGCATGAGATTGCGGCGACTGTCCGCGCATATCGGATTGTTGTTCAGGCAAACAAGGGGCAATTTGATCTGGATGAATTTTTCGAGAATATTAAGATGTTCGCGAACGAGTCTAGATCGTCAACGCCGGGTAACTGACATGATTCTAAAATATTCTAAAGTCCGCTCCGGGGTCTATACTCCGGAGCGGGCTAATCCGTCAGACGCAGGCTTGGATTTATTTTATAGTCCGGATGAGAATTGCTACAACGATTATGATCGATTGGGGAATTTTCTAGATACGCAAGGTCGTCTTAAGATACCTGTTGGTCGCTCTGTTTTGATCCCAACAGGAATAAAACTTGAAATTCCATATGGGTACTGTTTCGAGATCAAGAATCGTTCTGGTAATGCTTCAAAAAACCAACTTCTTGTTGGTGCATGTGTAGTCGATTCTGGCTATGAAGGGGAGATTTTTGTTAATCTTCATAATTTTGGCTATGGTCATTATAATGTAAATCCCGGAATGAAAGTTGCACAGGGCATTCTCTTGCATACGCCACCATTCCGGCTACATCAGGTACCAGAGGATGAAATTTATAATGATCCCATCACGATTAGCAATAGAGGAGATGGAGCATTGGGAAGCACAGATGGATAAAAATACACAAAGAGCCATGTTTAGCTCAAAATCAAATGATTGGGGCACTCCACAAAATTTTTATGATAAGCTAAATAATTCTTTTGGGCCATTCACGCTAGACCCCTGTTCTGACGGGCAAAATAATAAAACAGATAATTATTTTACAAAAGAACAAAATGGGCTCAGTCAAGATTGGTCAGGCAATAAAGTTTTTATGAATCCCCCATACGGCAGAGCGATTAAAGATTGGCTTAAAAAGGCTTATGAAGAAGGACAAAAGCCAAATACTACGGTTGTGTGCCTGATTCCGGCCCGCACTGATACAAAGTATTGGCACGATTACGTAATGAAGGCACAAGCTGTATACTTCGTAAAAGGCAGGTTGAAGTTTGGCGACTCAAATAATTCCGCTCCGTTCCCTTCAGCAGTTATAGTCTTCACATCAGCGCTTTCGCCATTTGGGACAATTATGGGGGCGATGGGGCGTGAATAGAAAGCAGCGCAGAGAAGCAGAGCGCAAGAGAAAGAAAGGAGATCCGAATCAGAAGATGGCTGATCAGGTTTCCTTATTTCATAAGTTGCCAAATAAGTGTGATGCGTGCTCTGAAGAATTTGACAAGAAAAATAAAGAAATGGCATTTTCTTGGAGCGTAGTGGTAAATGGTGAAACAGTTCGTCTGTTTTGCCCTGAATGTATTAGAAAAACAAAAGAAGCTATCAAACAAACAGGAGGTATTGATGGGGAAGAATAGAAGCCGACAGCGGCGTGATGAGTTGCGAGAGGAAGCAGAGGTCCGCCGCGAGTATCGTGCATCAATCTCTAACCAGCAGCAGATGGACAGGTTGGATGAGCGGCTAGGAGAGGGTCTAGGAGCCTCTAAAGAGCGTGTAAGGCTCTGGCACCTCGTTGAAGAAGAGGAGGCCGAGAAGAGGCGCTCAGAGCGCCGGGGAGGCAAGAAAAATGGTGACTAGACTGAACAAGAGAGGATTACAGAAAATTTTATCTGGACAAGTCAAAGAGCCAACAAAGTGTGCTATTAAATTTTATAGTGCCAATTGTCATTATTGTCAGGCTCTTAAGCCAATTTATGATATTATGTCTGAGGAATTTTCAGACATAAATTTTTTTGCGTTTAATGTCACCGACTATCCAGAAGTTGAAAAAATTCTAGGATTTCAGGGAGTACCTACTCTTTGCGGCATTCAATGTGGATCTGAACTGCCAAAACGTCATTTTATTAAGGAACCGGTTGACCCAGACCAAAAGACATGGTATACTGGTAACAACATTAGAGATTTTTTAAAGGAGTTTTAATGCAAAAAAGTTTATCATATGACGATGTTTTGTTGGTACCGAAATATAGTGATATCCGTAGCCGTTCAGAAATTAATATTACTGGTGATTTGACTAACGGATTAAGTTTACCACTTCCAATTATATCATCTCCCATGGATACTATCACAGAAACTGCTATGTCATTTGTCATGGCATGTATGGGTGGTTCTGGTATAATTCATCGATATAATACTATTGAAGAACAATCGAAGATGGTTCGAGAAGCTTCGACAGAAATTGGATCATCAGCCATAGGAAGTTTAGGCGCGGCAGTGGGAGTTACTGGAGATTATATTGAGAGAGCCCAATCTCTTGTTTTTGCTGGGGCAAGATATATTTGTGTTGACATAGCTCATGGTCACCATATTTTAATGAAAGAGGCTTTATACAATTTACGTAAAGCAGTGCCTCCTGATTTTCATATTATGGCTGGAAACGTTGCATCGGTACAAGGTGTCAACGATTTAGCTGATTGGGGCGCTAACTCTGTGCGTTGCAATATTGGCGGCGGCTCAATTTGTTCTACCAGAATTCAGACCGGTCATGGTATGCCGGGACTTCAAACTATTTTTGATTGCGCTAGAACTGATAGAGATATTGGTATTATAGCTGACGGTGGTATCCGTAATGCGGGAGATATTGTAAAGGCCCTCGCAGCAGGCGCTGACGCTGTAATGTGCGGCTCTTTATTAGCTGGCACTAATGAGGCACCTGGAAACATTTTAAAGGACGCTAGCGGCTCTTATAAGGTCTACAGAGGCATGGCTAGCAAAGAGGCCCAGATTAACTGGCGTGGTCGGTACAGTTCTTTTGAGGGTATTTCAAGCGTTGTTCCTTGCCGGGGCAATGTAGATTCATTATTGACTGACCTAGAAAAAAACATCAAGAGCGGCTTTAGCTATTCTGGCGCTAGAAATTTGAAACAGTTGAGGCTCAAAGCGGATTTCACACAGCAGACAACTGCTGGTACTGTTGAGAGTGGCACACATATTGCCAGCAAGGCAGTATAATGTCAGACGACTACGCATATCGATATAGTGAGGAAAATGAAAAAAGGATAGTTTTTACCGATAATCTGCACAGACATACAAAGTTAGTCTTAAAACTAAAATATCTAAATATAACTCAAGCAAAGTTATTTCGCCACATTATAACTGGAGTTTTGACAGAAGATCCTAGGATAATGAACTACGTTGAAGAAATCGCAACCCGCTCAAAACTAAGAAAAAATAAAGCAGAGCAATTAGAAAAGAAGGGTAAAGAAAATTATAATGATCTGGGTTTCTCTGACGAAGAAATGGAAGGATTATTCGATGTTTTAGAATCGGAGTTTCCAAACTTATGAGATCAAAAATACCAAAATGTTCTGCTGACTGTATTTTAAACAATACTGTTTGTGAAAAAAAAGACTGTAGAGACTGGATTGACTATAAAAAAGAGCTTAATTGTTCTAAGATATCTATTTACCTACACGGACGCATGACTTTAAAACAAATTGCTGAGCGTATAGGGGTGTCTATCCCTAGGATCAAGCAAATAGAAACTAAAGCCTTAATAAAACTGAAAGCGGTTTTAACAAATAAAAATGATAGTTTGGGTGTTTATGATTGGTAAACACTATTTATTGATGAGTTTATTAAAGGAGAAATTATAATGGCTCGTAGAAAAACAAAGCGACTTTTAAGCGAAGGAGAAATGCGTAGGTTTGCGAAGCTTGCTAATCTTTCTCCTGTTAATGAAATGTATGGCATGCCCGGTGCCAGAGACGAAGAAGAAGATGAGCCGGGAATGCGTGATATGATGCAAGAAGAGGAAGAGGAAGAGATGGAGGTTTCCGCTGATGAAGTGGAGGCAGAGCCGGCACCGATGGATATGGATGCGATGGACGACATGCCCGAAGAGCCAGAAATGGATATGGATATGGGCGCACCAGCCGGCGGAGAAGCGGGAATGGTTGATATTGAGGATTTTATGTCCGCTTTAGAATCAGCCTTAGAAGAGGTAACCGGGGAAGAAGTCAGCACCGAAATGGATATAGAGGGCGACGAGGGGGCACCAGACGAAGGGGGTGAAGAACTCGACATGGAAATGTCCCCAGAACCGATGGATATGGGCGATGAAGATGAAGAGGAAATGCCGGATATGGATGAGTTGGCAGAGGCAATCGCTCGCAGAGTTAGACGTAGAATGAACGAGAACCGTCGTCCTGCAAAGCGCACTCGTAGCAAGGCTAAAACTGTAGATACAGTAACAAAGCGTGTCATGAAGCGTATCAATGAGGAAAAGAAGCAAGCAGCGTCCATGGACAAGCGCGCTGACGCACTCACCGATAGAATCTTTGCTAGGTTGATGAAAGAAAGTCGTTGACATTTCAATAATAGTCTGTTATAATTATAACCATCAGCATAGTCTGGTGGTTATTTTTTTGGGGGAGACTAAATGGAGATAATATTATATATACTTTTATTTGCCTTTGGCTGGGTTAGCTGTCTATTATTTTATTTTGGGAAAAGTGTTAACTTTTTTTATCATATGATAAAAATAAGTCAATTGTTGTCACTATTTATATTAGCGAGAGCATTAGAACATTTTACCTATGCAAAAGAATTTCGCGTAAAAACTATGATTAAAAATAATGATAGCGAGCACAACATTGACTGTACTATGAATCAGTTTGAGGAGGAAATAACCTTTTTTAAAAGATCGTCATTAAAAGAACTGAAAGAAATTATGACGAGAAGCGCCGATACTAAAAATAATTTTAGTGATTGGGACTCTGCCATGGTTTATCTGGCAAACAATACTGAATTCATTTTAACGTTCATGAAAAAACATAAAGGAGAATCATGATTAATCGACTCAAGAGTATCGCAAAGAAGATCCTCAGTGGAGAGGATGACGATAAAAAGATTATTGTACTATCGACCGGTGAACAAAAGCCAGATCTGGATTTGAGAATTGTAGGTCTTTTTTCAAATGTAGACGAAGAGAAGGTTTCAGAAATAGTAACTGGTCTGCTTTATATGAACGCTTTAAATAAAGCAGCGAAAGAAGAAGACAAGAAAAAAGATATTGATTTTTATATATCAACATATGGCGGCAGCGCTGACGACATGTTTGCATTGTATGACATTATGAAGGATGTACAAAAGACTTCTGATATTTGTACAATTGGGATGGGTAAAGTTATGTCAGCCGGCGTACTTATTTTGGCTTCCGGTACACACGGCAAGCGTAAGATTGGTAAGAACTGCCGCGTGATGATCCACTCCGTAGCTGCCGGTAATCATGGAGAGTTAAACCACATGATTAATGAGTTGGATGAGATTAAGAATATGCAGGAAATGTATATTAAATGTCTAGTTGCAGAAACAAAAATGACAGAAACTGTACTAAGAAATATGCTGGAACGCGGAGTTAATGTCTATTTAACAGCGGAAGAGGCAGTTGAGTATGGAATCGTTGACGAAATTGTTTAGGAGTTGTTAACAAATGTTTGATATAGATAAAATGATCAGTGGGATATATGGGCCTGATTTAGATAAAGTGATCAGCGAGGCATATGATAATAAAGAGCCAATGTCTTTTGGAGATCTGGCAGAAATGGTAGAGAATATGCTGGTTTTGCAAGAGTCGTTGGGGCAATATGTATCTGGCAATAATCTTATTGTGGAGCGGGAAGCCCTTAGAAACTTTTCAATAACATATAGCAATTTGCCAAACGTAAATGTAAGTGAATTGGGCTGGGCAAATCCGGATGGCGAAGTTCAAGAAATTGATGGTGCCGCCGCGATTAGTGCTAGATCTAGAATGGAGACGCTATTAGAACCTTATATAGAAACCCAAATGTCATATCCCGCTTCTCTTAAAAGAACAATTAGAAGAATATCTAGCGTATTCCCTAGGGAATTTGATGAGCGCAATCTAAAAGAGGTTCTGCCACAAGAACAGACGGATATTGATAACAACCTTAACTTGATAATGGCATACAAAACTTTAACAGAAATCGTTCGAAATTTTGGGGCGGCTCCTGCTGGTTTTGTTTTTGAGTCTTTTATATCAATTTTGTTGGGCGGAAAACAAGTGCCAACAGGTCAACAAACAATTGCCGACTTAACCACTGATGATGGGATTCCGGTTAGCCTTAAATTATTAAAACCGGGTGGTGCAGTAAAGGGTTCATATACCGATTTAATAAACGACTTGGCTCGCGGGGATGAATCATACAAAAATATATTTTATTTAGTCGCTATCAAGAGGACTTTTGGAACTGGACTAAATGTGAGTGGTGCGGTCGATTTTTTTAATTTTGTTATTAATGCACAGTCTCTTTTGGATTTGTTTTTGTCCGGTGGTGCTGAAAAAGCTCGTTCTTATATCCGATTGCCCGTAAAAAATAATGAAATATTTATACCCTCAAGTTTAATATCAGAACAGAGCAAAGCAGGGAAATTTGCGACTGGAACTCGAAAGAAATTCTCATTATGGCTTGCAGAAACACCAAAGGAGAAAAATATTTCAAGGGCTAAAGATATGCAGAATAAGTTTGCTGAAAACTTCTCAATCAAAGTCCCAAAAACTTACTTTGAATTATTTAAGCTAGAGGATCCAAATGGCAAACTTTTTCAGGAAAAATATTTTAATTTATTAGAAAAGCGACGAATATCTCAACCACCTGTGAAAGATGTGAAAACTCTTTTTAAATATTTTATTGAGGGTTCCGATTATTTGGAAAATAGAAGACTAGGCAATCAATTTAAAGGAAGGTTTTCAGCTTTTAGTAATTTGGTGTTAAGAGATATCTTAATTGAACAAGTAGACTCTTTGAGCGAAGATAATGGATTTAATGAGAAGTACAAAAACGAATTAAAAAGTATTTTAAGTAAGATAGATCATAGATTGCAATCTTACACTAATGACCTCTTAACAGATTATATTCTTAAATATAATGAAGCTATATTGCAAAAAGCAAATTTGTCATTGAGAGAAAAGACGGAGAATGAATCTGGACCGGCTTGGTATAATGAAATGATAAATAAAGCATATATGCCAGAGGAGGTGTTTTTTGATAAAGTTCCGTACGGAATCAACAAAGCAACTTTTAAAGCTGCATTAGAAAAATCTAGTATTATTAAAAAAATAAGTATGAGCGACGTTAGGACGCAAGTTAAATTATTTTTGGAAAGCTTAATCGTAAAATTTAACAACCTAGGCACAGAATATGCTGAAGATTATGAAAAAGAAGTTCCTGAAATGACACCAGAAGAATTTGGCTTTGATTCGTGGGCCTCTCCGGAGGTTAGTGCCGATTATATGCGCTCGCTCGCTCCGGAACAAATGATTAAAGCCCTCAGAGTTTCATACGGCATGGTTAATAAGAAAAATTGGGCATTCTCTGTTGAGCAATTGAAAAATGCTCGTAATAATTATTTAGCCGGCATTGCAGATATTGCAGACACACAAAATCAAGCCGGCGAAGTATACTCAGAATCGCTTCTAAAAGAAAATATACAACAAGATGATCCTTATTTGGGTTCAATTTATGTTGGCGTAAATAATGTGGTCAAGTTAGCTGAAGCAGTTTCGTATAACTTTAATCAACAAATTTTCTATCTTTTTGAGCAGTTAAATGTTCTTACCACAAATTTAGAAAAATTTTATTCTTCCGGATTAAAGCAGGGAGGAGAAAAAGCTCGCAAAGCGTCTTCAAATATTGAAAATTCTTTCAATGCTGCCGGCGCTTTAAAACAGAAGGAAGCTCAATCTCAAACAGCCAGCCCGGATGGTCGCTCCTTATCTGCACAAGGTAGACGTAAATTAAGAGAAAATAACTTGACAAATGATTGAAATGTGTTTATAATATATACTATAACATCGAGAGGTATTGATGAGAGCATATAGTAATAAAGAAGAACTACAGCAGAAAATAATTAAGGGCGCGAACACACTGGCAGACAACGTTGCTTCCACACTTGGCCCCAGAGGTCAGAACGTCCTTCTCCAAGAAAAAGACAAGGCACCATTCATCACAAAAGATGGTGTCACCGTCGCACATTTTGTGGCTTTAGAAGACCCGTTTGAGAATGCCGGTGCTCAAATTCTAAAGCAAGCCGCAATCGAAACAAATTCTACAGCAGGCGATGGCACAACAACTGCAACTGTACTTGCAAGGGCTATTTTGAACGAGTCGCAAAGATATATTCTGGCCGGCGTTTCTCCTATTGAGATTCAACGTGGGCTTATGAGTGCTTCGAAGCGGGTTCTCGACAGTCTAAATGATATGGCAAAGCCGGTGCAGAGTGTTGATGATATCAGGCACATTGCGAGTATCAGCGCCAACAATGATTCTACAATTGGTGATATCATCGCGATGGCTGTCGATAAGGTAGGCCAAGACGGAAGTATCAGTATTGAGGAGTCTCGTACAATGGAGACTTCTTTAGATATCACAGAAGGATTTAAAATCAACGCTGGGTATTGTGCTGGTGCGTTTATCACTGATGAGCGAAGAGCCACGATGTATCACGACAACCCTCTGATTCTTGTTACAGATTATAAGATCTCGCAAGTCGAGGAGATTATGCCAATTCTGGAAATGATAGCCAGAGAAAGCCGACCTCTCATTATTGTTGCAGAGGAAGTCGAAGGTCAGGCTTTGAGTGCGCTTATCGTCAACACGGTTCGTGGTTCTCTCAAAGTTTCGGCTATCAACGCACCATATTACGGAGATGAACGCAGAAATGCAATGAGTGACCTTGCTGTATCAGTAGGTGCAACCTTCATTACCAGAGAAAGCGGATTGAAGCTGCAAGACGTAAAGATGGCAAATCTTGGAACTGCCAAGTCAGTTGAGAGCACAAAGTACAATACGACATTTGTGGGTGGCAACGCCGACTATGAGCGCATTGAAGTTTTGATTGAGCAGTTTAAGTCTTCAATCAAGCAGACCGAAGATATGCATGAATGCGAGCAGCTACAAGGTCGCATTGTACGCCTATCTTCGGGTGTTGCTGTTATTAGAGTTGGTGGAACAACAGCAGTCGAGATGACAGAAAGAAAGCACCGAATCGAAGATGCACTTGAAGCTGTTCGTTCAGCACAGGAAGGTGGCATTGTTGGAGGCGGAGGCGCGACACTTTATCGTGCTAGTCTTTTATTGGATCCGGATGAGTCAGTATCAAATAAGATTTTGAGAGTATCATGTAGTGCCCCAATTTCACAAATGGCTCGAAACGCTGGGCAACCAGAACAAATTATTATGCGTGATATTGAGAATTCTATGCCGGGGATGGGATGGGATTTTAAGAACAATCGTATGGTAAATCTGATTGAAGCTGGTATTATAGATCCCGTAAAAGTAACACGCACTGCTTTACAGAATGCTGTTAGCTGTGCTGGTACACTTATTACCACTAAATATGGTATAGTGCAGACGGGAGAATAATTTATGATAGATTACCAAGTTGGTGATTTAATGCATATACCACAAGGCGCAGACATGTCAGAACTTCTTATAGATGGCATGCATGCCGGCATGTTTGCTCGTTTCGGATATACAAAAAGTCCTTGCATGGGAATTTTATTAGATCATCAACACGGTGAAGAAATAAATCATAAACCAATATGTTCGCGCTCAACTTATTTTGCAAAAATATATTTTATAGATGGCAACTATCCCAATAAGATAGCATATGTTGAGACAAAAAATGTTTACAAACTAAAAAGGAGAAATTATGTTAGTAAAAATGACGCAAGTAATTCGAGATACGTATGACGATAACAGAGCAAGTCTTAAGACTATTTATGTAAATCCAGATCATATTGTAAAGATCAGTGAAGACTTACACATTCGAAGTGTTAATGAAACCAAAGGTCCAATTTTAGAAGGTCTAGACAAGAGCCACTCGTTTTCCAGACTGTCGATTAACTCAGGTGCTCGTTCGGACTCAATAACCGTCGTAGGGAGCCCTGAGACAGTAATGAGGGCTCTCAAAAAGAATACTAGACAACTGATAAAGGGATAAAAAATGCCTAGGCTTACGATACAATATTCGATTGAACTGGAAGAAATAGAAAGAGAGACAGTAAGACTTATGAGTAAGGCGATTGACACTTTGAGTCTTACTGAACTGGATATTATGAACATGGACATACTGTCATACAGTTCTTTGGAGCGGATTGATCAAATAAGAAAGAAGCTAAATAGAGCCGATCATAATTTAAACGACACATACCAAATTATCGATGGTTATCTCCGATATAAGGCAGCGTCGTCATTGAAGCAAGAAGTAGACAACTATCAAGAAGAGCAAAATGAGATCCCCGCTTCAGACTAAGGCTTCAAAAGCTTTGAATGAGCTAAAAAAACTATTCCCAAAGAATAGTAAGATTAGCTCATTTTTTTTGCATGATGGAGTGCTGGAGGTTGGGCTAGCTTCCTCCAATCGATTGTTGGTCGCCCACACAAATAAGTTTTCAATATATGAATTTTGGAATATCTTAAAAAAACAACCAGCATTGATAAGCTCAATGACCGAATTTATTGATAAAAGGATTACCATACCAGAATTATATTTATTACAAGATAATTGGCATGAACGTAAAGATGCCTGGGAACGTTCATGTTTCTTTTTTATGCTCAGTAGGTATTCAGATTCTGGCTATGCTTCTCACGGAAATCTAGATAAAAAAAGTTTGAGTTCTTTGCAGGTCCATAAAATAAAAAACTTTAAGTGTGAAGATTTGTATATTTTATTTGATCAGTGTGAAGACCCCACTGATACATTTGTGACTGCAAAAGATACAGATTTTATTTTATTGCCGATTGGAGATTTCAGTTATAATTTGTTTGATCAAGGCAAGAATATTGGCCCAGACATGTATTTATTTGACCATAATAAAATTAAAGAAAAAATCACTACAACTGATAAGAAATGGGTCATAGTATATAAAAGTCATCCTGCCGTATATAAGCTTTACGCTGATTATAATATTATTATGATTGACAAATATGGAAACAAAACACAGAAAAAAGATAACTGTACAGAACTTATTATAAATAATTTTGTCTTCTCTTAAGCTGTTACGACTACTACTTACTATTGGCGACTATTGGGATTTACGAAATGGCACTTGATTCAACTGAGAAATGGTTTAGATATTTATCTGGTGAAGATACAATAAATGAGAAGCGAGGAATTGATTTAAGAATATATAAAGTGGTTTTAGGGGTTGTTGTTGATCTGAACAAATCCGGCTCAGATGCACAAATAGAAAATCAAATTCGAGGCATTCAAGGCGTAACAACAGTGGCTCACCTAACTAAAAGCCAAAAAATAGTGGTCACTGGTGCAAAATATAGAGAATATGAAATCAAATTTGAAATTTACGGCACTAAGTCGCGTGACTCATACCGCGACCTTACATTAGTCCCTGGAATATCAAAAAACGTTATAGGGGTGAAAGTTGTTGAAAGAAGTCAGGTTTTTTCACTTTCTAAAGAACTTAACGAATCTTTATTCGGTGGTGGTGGATATGCTACGGCAAATAGAAAATCTATGCCAGAAATGCCGCACACACCAGCTTTATCAATTAATTCGGTCTTAGCTGATTGGGTTGACGGTGGGGTACAAGCATATGACACACCCATGAATACCACAGACATGTCTTATCATGTCATGGTTCCGGTCGATGAGTTGTGGGATCTTTGCGGCAGATATTACAGGGGTTCTCGCCAAGACTTTGATGGCAGATACCACCATTTTATAAAAAATGGTTCTCAACAGCCAGTCTTTGTTTCAGTCGGAAGAAACGGCAGAATTAAATTGACAGGCAACGAGGATGATGTTTGGTTTGCAAAGAAGTCGGGGTTAAAGGAACTGCCGGTATTTTTTAGTTATCAAAGGCAGGTTTAAACAGACATATAAAAGGGAGGAGTGGCGTCATGGATAATAAGAAAATTTTATTATTTACGTTAAGTGCGGTCTTAATTGGGATTCTAATTAAAAATATTTCAATAATACAGGGGTACACTTCTTTTTTATATAAAGAACACGAATATGCGTCAGCCGACATTGGAACACAAGTCATATATGTCTCCTCGACTCTGAGTGTTAAAGAGTCGAGAACAGTCAATAAATCTGCCGGCAGCGCTATTAAAATTCTTTCTAAAAGCTCAGACGGGGTGCTCGCTGCTTCGACCGGAACTGTATTTTCACATGATGATAAATACTATGTTGTAACGGTGGCCCATGGTATTATTGGGGATTGTTCTACTACTATAGTATGGTCCGGTGGGCCATACTTTACACCGTGTTCTAGAATAGTTATAATTGATCATGATTTGGATTATTCGATCATGGTAATAGACAAGCCAATCGGAGTGACCCCAGTAAAATTAAAACCTTCTTTACCTCGCAGCGGAAACAACCGCGCTACGACACTTCAGAATAAAACATATTATACTGGATTTCCAAATAGCGTCGGCCCCCTTACTATATCAGGCAGAATCGTTGGTTTTTTAGAGAAAGATTACGTCATTATTCATAGTTATGCGTGGAGCGGTGCATCTGGTTCGGGAGTGTTCGCTTCAGATGGCACATTTATAGGTATAATTAAAGCGGTTGATGTTGGTCAGACTGTCTATGGTGTCGATGTTTTAGAGGATATCGTGGTAGTTTTGTTGGAAAGCAGAATTAATTGGGATCTTATATTATAGGGAGAAAATAATGGAGCTAATCAATATTGGAGAAAATGCGAATGTTTATCCGGGAGAATACTTGCTGCACCTCCCATCCAGACAAATTGTAGTCTGTGGGGCTTTTCTTAAATCTGAAAATAAAATAAAAGTATTGAAAAATGGTCAGCTACTAACAGACAGCATTAGCAACTTTCAAAAAATAAGACTTTCAAAAAAAGAGAAGCGAGAGAAAAAGTATAGTTCATGTGGAGGATGTAAAAAAAGATGAGTAAAGAAAGAAAGAAAAAAAGTTATTTTGTCGGTCCATTTAAAAAAGCTATGGACAATATAGACACCTTTAATATTAATTTATATTACAGTTATTATTACCAAGATGTAATCCAAAGTATTATTGATTCGGAGAATGGCGAAGTTTCGGAAGAAGAAATAGAACAAAGTTACGATGAGTTATTAAAAATGATATCTGGATCTCAATACTCTGAACAAAATAGAGCAGATTAATGACAAATATCTATATATATTGTGTTTTTGATGGTACCGGTAACTTCATGGGCGTATACTCTTCTTTAAAAAATGCTCATCGCGATGCATTGAAAGTGGCAAACAGTGGAGAGTCTTCTGTTTATATAAAGACGACGGAAGGCTACATTAAACCGACCTTATCTTTTTTAAAGAAAACATTGAAAGGGAAGTGTGATATTGTGGTACAATATCGCGGAGGAAAAACAACTTCAAAAATATTGAAAACTAAGTTGAAAGAATAGATATGGCTATATCTATCGGAGATGCAGTCACTCTTTATCGTCGCGACCATCCGGGTATAGGAATGGCGGTTGAAAAAATAGAAGACATTACTTTAGAATATAGAAATATCGATAAAGATCTTCAAACTTTAATATTTAGTTGGAATATTGGAAAAGATTTTAGAACTAAAAATTATGCAATATCAGATTTCATTGAAAAATCTGGTCTTAGTGAGGATTTGGCTATGAGCTTTTTAACTTCGAACGGTTTTTATCGATATGCTAGGTCTACTCCTCCAAAAAATATTAATAAAATAAATAAAAGATTTGTAAAAGTTTTCTGGTTTATAAAGCCGTCGAACTACAATATAAAAATAATTAAACACAATATCGACTGGTATCCTACAGAATGGCTTAAGTCTGCAAAAAAAACTAAAAAAAACACTTGACAAGCGAGCCGGCTGTCATTATACTTAAGACAGCAAATTGGAGAAAACCGTGAGCAGAAAAAAAAGAAATCCCGTTGTCATTGCCATGATGCTGCGCAGCCAGAAAGCCGGTCGTCATATCGACAGGAAGAAAGAGGCAAATAAAAAAGCTTGCAGAAAAAAGATTAAACTTCTTGACAAAAATATCTAAATCAGCTATACTTAGAAAGTAATCAAGAGAGCAGGAGGCAGGCCGACATGAACATCTTCCCAATCCGAAACGACGATGATCTAACCCGCGCACTCAAGCGCATCGATGAATTGTGGAATTCCGAGCACGGCACCCCCGAAGGTGACGAGTTGGACATCTGGATGGATCTGGTTGAAGCCTATCAGCTATACTTAGAAAGTAATCAAGGAAGGCAAGCATGAAAGTCTATATGGTAGTCGAAACACGATTTTATGAAGGTTCTTATAATCTCGCTGTTTTTTCATCCGAATCAGAAGCTAAAAATTTTGTGAGAGATATTATGGGAGATGACATAGAATTAATTTATGATATTGAGGAGTGGGATTTGGATGATCGAGGGATTCGTGGTGGCTCTTCGATATCAGAAATTGCCCGACACCCATACCACAATGGAAGGTCTTATATACATGGTCCTCCCATGGAAGACTAAATAAAAAGAAACTTCTTGACAAAAATATCTAAATCAGCTATACTTAGAAAGTAATCAAGGAAGGCAAGCATGAATGAAGTATACATCGTCTTATCAGAAATGCCGGCATCAAGTGATTGCTTGGGGGTTTATGAAAATAGCACCTCTGCGGTAGCCGCTGTGAGTGAATGGTGTGAAAATCATGAAGATGACTGGTTTCAGTCTGGATCTTCTTACATATTTTACAACATCAGCGTTGACATGGAGTGGCGTATTAGAATTAAAGAATTTGAAAAAAACTTTCTGCATATCGACGCAGAAAATCCTTGACAAGCCGTCCCTTTTCGGATATAATAAAAGGGTAGATTGAGCCAGAGTGGTGGAATTGGTATACACAGGAGACTTAAAATCTCCCGACCGTATGGTCTTGCGGGTTCGAGTCCCGCCTCTGGTACTAAAAACATGTGAGAGAAGATACAATGGATGAAGGGCATTACATTCTAATATTTTTTCTAATCTTCATCGGCATCCCGCTACTTGGAGTTCTTGCGGTAGTATTTGACCTGTTGATCGGCTAAAGGAGAACCAAGAATGAAAAAGATAGTCCTCTGGAATCAGGTTTTTCGACTCTACTCTTTAACTAATATGTTTTTTGAAGACGAAATTTATACTGTTTGCCACAATTGTTGTGAAAGAATTGAGTTCAACGATCAGACAACTTGGGAAACTTTTCCGCATAGAAATCAAGATTGCATTAGCGCAAGGAAGAAACTTCTTGAATTAAAGGAGAACGAAGAATGAAAGTTGAACTAAGTGTTAAAAAAACTCAAAAAGGAACCCTTGAGATTGTGCTGACTGATCAAGACATTTATAATCTACTTGAAGAAAAAGGAGTTTTTCTTGACTTGGAAGAAGGTGCTTTAGAGTCATCTGAATTTGAGATTTTTTATCACGGCTTTGACGTTTTCTGTAAGTTGTCTTGGGAGTTTGAAGAATGATTTTATTTTTAATTGCATGTCCGCTAGCAATGGACGATGAGCCGACATATCCAGTTTATGACGTTCAATGTCGTCACTACTGGACACCAGCAGAAGCAAATCTGAGGATCAAAGCACAAGATCCGTTCCCATGGGACACGATTGCAATTGATATCGACCAGGGAGAAAATGACTGGAGCGCCCAGCTTCGCGAAATTGAAGTGGGAACCTGGGAAATCGAGATGAACCTCTGGGAGCTTGATTGTGATTCTGACTATGATCTAGGTTTTTACTTTCTTATCTATCAGTAAAAAATAAAAAGAAAAACCTTGACACAGAAAAGAAAATAAGATATACTTAGAAAGTAATCAAGGAAGGTAACAGCAAGAGAACTTTGGGGGTGTATCCCAGCCGTCTTATAAGCGGTGCGTTTCGCGGGTAACTGGTTGCATGCGGGTTCAACTCCCGCCATCCCTACTATAGAAGGAGAAATGGAAACATTACAACGATTTATTCTTTGAAGGTTGTAATTTATACTATGCGTCAGTTATGTGCTTCTTAATCTGTCGTACTGTAAATCCCCACTATATTTATATATTACCTCAACTAATATCAATATCGGGGTAGGAAAAACAAAATGGAAGATAGTCTGGACTCTTTGCGAGAGTAAGAGCCTCTATTATCTCCTTCTCAAAGTCGCTGGCATATCGGCTAAAACATATGTCATTTTGGGGCGTTAGCTCAGTAGGTAGAGCAGTGGTCTTTTAAACCAACGGTCCAGGGTTCGAATCCCTGACGCCCCATCATTCGCCACCTTAGCTCAGTTGGTAGAGCAGCGGTTTTGTAAACCGCAGGTCAACGGTTCAAGTCCGTTAGGTGGCTTCAGTGGGTGTTTGAGTAAATATTTATATTATTAACTTTGCAGGTATAAGTCTCATATCCTGCACACAGTAAACATTAAAAAAAAGAGACTAGCAAGGTTCCCCGCAAAGAGTGGGACCACCTCAAGCACCCACTTTTAATATTAAGACAACAGGAGAAAAAATGAAAAATGATTATATGGCAGGATGGAATGCTGGAATCGAAGCTACGAAAAAGAATCCAAAAAATTCCTTGACTTTGCCGAGAGAAAAGTATACAATACAATATATCGATGGCTACTACGCCGGAAGAAATAACTACAGAAATGCTCTCAGGCTCTCCGCGAGGGATGAAACCGACACCAAAACTTACTTAGTGGGGATTTGAATATGATGGAAATGGGATTGCCGTTCTTTGTAAGCATTTTTATGGGCTTACTTTTTATGTCGTTTCTAATTATAGAATAACCCGCTGGCACACGGTTAATACGTGCTTAAACTATAAAAGGAAATAAAAATGTTCGAACTTATTGCTTGGCTACTTGGTCTTGACATGCCGGATGACGACAGCTACGGCTGTCCCGGCGGCTGGCAGTAGCATTAAACCGCTGGCACACCGGTTAAAGTGTGCCGGCATACTCTGAGCTTCGGATAGACCGAAAGGAGAAATCCTAAGAATATATTCTTAAGATCTGGCAATGATATCATTCTTCATCACAGCAACAAGTTGTTATCTGCGTAAGCCGGTGATGATGTTCTTCAGAAGCCAACTGCGGACACAGAGTCGTTCAAAACAGCGGGCCTATTACGCTGTATCATAACTGTTAAGTAGGCATATTTAACAGGATAAGGAGAATAGGTAGGAGCGGTAAAAGCCCATATAAGTTTCTTGGAGGAAGCCTCTAAACCTTTTTGAACAACCGCTGGCACACCGGTTAAAGTGTGCCACATATGCTCACCACCAACATAGGGTCCGAGTACAGGCAATCGCGAATGGAGCGTTCCTCAGCCCGACTAGCGGTTGTGTAAAAAAGCCACCTGCTCTTTGTCTATCACCCGTGAGCGGGTCGCGCTAATGATGTTGGAAAAGTGGTTGTCTACGGGGGTATCCGCCCCGGACAGGGTGCTTGATCGCGATACTTGGGAGAGTCCCTCCGATGCTGACCGACAACCCAACCGCTGGCACACCGGTTAAAGTGTGCCACTTTCTTGGGGTATGGTGTAATGGCAACACAGAGGGTTTTGGTTCCTCCGTTCTAGGTTCGAATCCTAGTACCCCAGTTAAATAAAAAAACTTGACATTTTTTATCAACTAGGATATAATTAGTACATAATCAAGGCTAAGTGGTGGAATGGTATACACAGCAGTTTCAAAAGCTGCCGCCCATTATGGGCTTGTCGGTTCGAATCCGACCTTAGCTATTAAGTGAGGGGAATTAGCTCAGTTGGGAGAGCATCTGACTTGCACTCAGAAGGTCAAGAGTTCGAATCTCTTATTCTCCACCACATACCGGGGTATAGCTCAGTCTGGCAGAGCGCTGCGTTTGGGACGCAGAAGTCGTTGGTTCGAATCCAGCTACCCCGATTTAATGGCAAGTTAGCTCAGTTGGCAGAGCATATGATTCATATTCATAAGGTCGCCAGTTCAAATCTGGCACTTGCCTCTTAGATCTTTGAAGATATAAAATGACGATACAACCAATATACAAATATGGAATCTGGCACCAAGCCGAACATGATATCAAGGTGGAAATTATTTCTTACTTGGGTCAGAGGAACGGTGAGTCATGGTGGCTCATTAAAGGCCCAGATGGCGGAAGAACCGGAGTTTCAGAATCACAAATATCTTTTTATATAAACCTTGACAAACAAAAGAAAATGAGATATACTTAGAAAGTAATCAAAGGAGGTTAGCTCAGTTGGTAGAGCATCTCGCTTACATCGAGACGGTCGCTGGTTCGAATCCAGTACCTCCTATAGTTTTTGGTACCATAGCTCAGTTGGTAGAGCACCGGATTGTCGATCCGAAGGTCGCGGGTTCGAACCCCGTTGGTACCGCTTAATACAAAAAAAGGCTTTATATATTGTTTCTGGGCTCTTGGCGGAATTTTGGTAGACGCGCTGGTTTTAGGCACCAGTATCTTATGATGTCCGAGTTCGAGTCTCGGAGAGCCCATCACTTTGCTCCTATAGTTTAACGGTTTAGAACGCTGGGTTTTCATCCCGGTAGTCGGAGTTCGATTCTCCGTGGGAGTATTCTTTAAAATGGAGAAGTGACCGAGTGGTTTAAGGTACCGGTCTTGAAAACCGGCGTAGGTTAACGCCTACCGTGAGTTCGAATCTCACCTTCTCCGCTTAAAATATTATAACGAATTCGGGGGTATAGACCGTTAAAGTAGCCGGCCTGGACTGTAAATCCAGTTGCATTTAGTGTACCGAGTGGGCGCGATTCCCTCTACCCTCATATATTTGACCCATTAGCTCAGTTGGTTAGAGCACCGGATTGTTAATCCGGGTGTCCTAGGTTCAAATCCTAGATGGGTCGCCAATATGTTCACCACCAACATAGCCTCCCCGTAGATAGTACCAGATGCGTAGGTCAAAGTCCTACTGATGATTGCCATGTATGAGCCTCACTTGAAGAAAGGCTTTGGTACTATCGGGCGTGAGCGGGTCATGCTAATGATGTTGGAAACAACTACCTTTGTCATCATGCAGAGGCCCAATGAAGGTTGCAAACTTCGGGATAGATTGAATAGTTGGCCGCTGGCACACCGGTTAAAGTGTGCCGCCTTATGGACTCTTAGCTCAGTTGGTTAGAGCACCCCGCTCATAACGGGTCGGTCCTCGGTTCAAGTCCGAGAGAGTCCACCACTTTAAAAAAGAAAAAACTTGACAATATCTGTAGAACTTGATAAGATGATAAACATAAAGAGGGAAAAGAATGACTAGAAAAATGTTCTTAATGATAGTAGCCGACTATCTTTTTTACTTCGTCTTAGGCTTGCTCTGTGGCGCTGCATTCTGCTGAAATGAGGCTGTACTACAATGGCAATCGGTGATCTAGTAGAGTGGTGCGGAAGTTTAGGTATTATCATATCATTTGACGAAGAAGGTGACCCTTTCCTGTATATTTTCAAGGGCAAATATAGAATTTTGATATATAAAGGAGAATACAAAGTTCCACAAGTAAACTGTCATTGAGGCTTTTTCAGCGACTCCGTTAACAAATAAGCACCAGTAGCTCAGTTGGATAGAGCATCGGCCTTCTAAGCCGAGGGTCATAGGTTCGAATCCTATCTGGTGTGCCATATTAAAAAGCGATATCATGGATATAAATAAGAAACTACCACTACGTGTTGACATGCTGAAAGACTCTAAAGATATCGGGGTTCCTGATTATATTAAGATCTCTGGTGATTATTATGAGTTGTATTCTAATACAAGCTGCACCAAATATCTATCACTGTCTCAGCATTATCTACGGGTAGCCGAAGAAGTTGGATTGTGCCAGATTCATGAAAATATAACTCAAGAATTTTTTCTTGACAATCATCTGACAAAATAAATCTTGACTTTTTTCGTTAGATGAGGTAAATTATAATCATGGAAAGAAAAAAAGGTGATCTGCTTCTGTCCTGGCAAAAAAAGCCTGTTGGTATCTACCTTGGGAACTATAGCCACTATAGTTTCAAAGATTCGATAGTTTGCTCTTGGGGACAATCATCACGGCGAAAGAAGGCTTTCAAAGCTTTGTTCTACACTGAATCCAGCCTGTCAGGCGCTGATCTGCAAGGCGCTTATCTGTCAGGCGCTGATCTGTCAGGCGCTAATCTGTCAGGCACTAATCTGAAATGGGCTAATCTGAAATGGGCTAATCTGGATGGCGCTAATCTGACAGGCGCTAATCTGAGAAGCGCTAATCTGTCAGGCGCTTATCTGAGAAAAGCTAATCTGTCAGGCGCTTATCTGTATTGCGCTAATCTGAGAGACGCTAAACTGAGAGGCGCTAAGCTGACACGCGCTAATCTGTCAGGCGCTAAGCTGACAGACGCTAATCTGAGAGACGCTAATCTGTATGACGCTGATCTGAGAGGCGCTGATCTGAGAGGCGCTGATCTGACAGGCGCTAATCTGGAAGGCGCTGATCTGTCAGGCGCTGATCTTACAGACACTGACCTATTAAATATTAAATATAACAAAGACACAGTTTGGCCCGAAGGTTTCAAGCCTTGACAATCACCTGACAAAATAAATCTTGACTTTTTTCGCTAGATGAGGTAAATTATAATCATGGAAAGAAAAAAAGGTGATCTGCTTCTGTCCTGGCAAAAAAAGCCTGTTGGTATCTACCTTGGAGGCATTGAATATTACAATTTTAAACGCTCGATGGTTGTTCGTATATCTATTAAACGTTTAAAAGTTTCATTTTATACTGAAGATAGTTTTAAAGGTGTGGATCTGAACGGCGCTTATCTGTATTGCGCTAATCTGAGCGGTGCTAATCTAAAAGGCACTAATCTGCACGGCGCTGATCTGAGAGTCGCTGCTCTGGCACACGCTAATCTGACACGCGCTGATCTGACACGCGCTGATCTGGGAGGCGCTAAACTGAGAGGCGCTAAGCTGACACGCGCTAATCTGTCAGGCGCCAATCTGAGAGGCGCTAATCTGACAGGCGCTAAGCTGACACGCGCTGATCTGAGAGGCGCTTATCTGAGAGGCGCTGATCTGACAGGCGCTAATCTGGAAGGCGCTGATCTGTCAGGCGCTGATCTTACAGACACTGACCTATTAAATATTAAATATAACAAAGACACAGTTTGGCCCGAAGGTTTCAAACCTTGGGACTTGAGAGCTAAACGTTAGCATTTTGCAGGCATAGCTCAAATGGGTAGAGCGTCAGCCGCCGGGTTGAAGGTTGTGAGTTCGAGTCTCGCTGTCCGCTTCGTATTAAACAAAGGAGAAAATATGATTGACCATAAGATTTTTGATATCGAGGGTGTTAAGCTAACGGAAGCGGAGATCATTACACTAAATGCGATTGATGCCACGCATACAATACCGAACACATCCTGGGAGAGTATGCTAAATATAGATATGCTGGTGCTTTCAGGAATTTTAGAGCGTTCGAGATCGTCGGAAGGCAGTTGGCTGGATACATGGTTTCTAACCGATGCGGGAGAGGATTTTAAAAATTCAGATGGTTTTGCGATCGCGGTGGCAGAAATCGTAGAAAATCAAACTTTTTTAAATTAAATACTTGACATTTCTATCTGGCTGTATTATAATATATAAGAACATCAGGAGAAAAAATGTCAATGTCACTAACTAATGCCTATCGTCGGGCGATTCTTGAGGTTTTCACTCCGGAATCGTCCGATATTTATTTTACTTCACAAGATACCGGCTCTGTCGCATGTATCGAGTCGGGCTCATTTGGTTGGACTTCGCTTGAGCAGGGGCGATGGCTTAAAGTTCAGGAACTGACTGCACAATACTACGGTTCGAGTATCTATATTGAGCCGCTCACTAGTGCTCAAGTGGTTGCATACGAGGTTTAAGCATGAAAATTGGAGACACGGTGTGTGCTATCTGGTCGGATGGCTCAGAGGTCTGCGGCGAATATGCCGGTGAAATCAGGGGGTTCTTGATTGTCATCGATGAAGCTGGTAAACAAGTGGCATGCGATAAAAATCATGTTGCCATCAAGGTTATGAAGCCTTGACAATCGCCTGACAAAATAAATCTTGACTTTTTGCGCTGGA